TCTGCAACTAAATCAGCTAGAATGCCAGCCTTCTTTGAGCATAGTAATGTCAATCTCCCCCAATACGCTTGAAGTCTTAGGGATGAATTCCCGTGGACTAATAGCTGCATTAGAAGAATCATTCCCACCAACTAACCCTAACCCTGAAGACACAATGGAAAAGATTATGTACAGGTCTGGTCAACGCAGTGTTGTTGAGTGGATCATTAATTATATGGAGGAGAACTAATGGCAACCTTTAGTCAAAAGGAGATGGACCAGCTGAGGACTCAGATGTATTCTGGGTTTGTAACAAAAAGTGTCCCACGTTATGAAATGCGTGGCGCTGGAAGTGGCAGAGCTAGACGGCAGACAGGTTACAGCCAAGTAACCAATTACGATGCTTATAACGATGGTCTTTTGGGTAGAGCTAGAGATGCAGCTGGTATTAAAAACGTAAACAAAGATGATGAAATTCGTCGTATTTATGATTACATTGCTGGTTATAAACCACCTGCTGCTGCTGCAGCCGCTGCTCCTGCTGCTCCTGCTCCTTTGATGCCACAAATTAGTGAAGCGTCTCAACAGTATCGTGCTGATACTCAAGCATTATCTGATAAAATTACCAAGCAGCAAGCTGATTTTGATGCCAGTCAAGCTGCTGCTGCTGAGTCAAAAGCTATTGCTGCTGCTAACCAATCCCGATCATTTCAAGCACCTAACTTACAAATTCAACCTGCATCTTCTACTCCTAAAACTGCTGGTACAGACGCTTTCCGTATTCGTAAAATACGGGGATCAAACAGAAAACAACTTACTTCAAGTCTTAACATAGGTCAATCAAATACTCTTAATATCTAATGAACGCTAAATCTCGTTATGACAGATTGTCTTCAGACCGTTCACAGTTTCTAAACACTGCTCGACAAGCCGCAGATCTAACACTACCTTATCTTATCCGAGAGGATGAGCACTTTACTAAAGGTTCACTTAAACTCACAACACCGTGGCAATCACAAGGAGCTAAAGGTGTGGTGACGCTTGCAAGTAAACTAATGCTTGCATTGCTACCTCCACAAACCAGCTTCTTTAAGCTACAGGTTAATGATATTAATCTTCCTGAAGAATTAGGTCCAGAAATTAGATCAGAAATGGACTTGTCATTTGCTAAGATTGAACGCACTATCATGGAATCTATTGCAGCTTCTAGTGATCGTGTTGTTGTTCATCAAGCATTGAAGCATCTTGTAGTAGCTGGTAATGCTCTAGTCTTTATGGGTAAGGATGGACTTAAACTCTATCCGTTAAACCGATATGTAGTAGACAGAGATGGTAACGGTAATGTTATAGAAATTGTAACAAAAGAAACAATCTCGAAAAAATTACTTAAAAAAAATTACCCCAATTATAAAGAAGAACCTACCAACCAGGTATCTGATAATACAACCGGACCAAATGATGAATGTGATATTTATACACACTGTACCTTAGATAATAATCGTTGGGTATGGCATCAAGAGGTATACGATCAGATCCTTCCTAAGTCTATGGGTAAAGCACCTGTAGATGCTAACCCCTGGCTTGTGTTACGTTTTAACCACGTAGACGGAGAAGTCTACGGACGTGGTAGGGTAGAAGAGTTCCTTGGTGATCTAAAGTCACTTGAAGCTCTGTCACAAGCAATGGTTGAAGGCAGCGCAGCAGCTGCTAAGGTAGTGTTTACTGTCTCACCAAGCTCTACCACCAAACCCGCTACACTTGCTAAGGCAGGTAACGGTGCTATCATCCAGGGAAGACCTGATGATATTGGTGTGATACAAGTTGGTAAGACAGCTGACTTCCAAACTGCTTATCAAATGATAGGTACTTTAAGTCAACGCATTAATGAAGCATTCCTGGTTCTTAATGTAAGACAATCAGAACGTACTACTGCTGAAGAAGTACGTATGACACAGATGGAACTTGAACAACAACTTGGTGGATTGTTTAGTTTACTAACTGTTGAGTTCCTTGTTCCTTATCTAAACCGTAAACTTTCTGTTGCACAAAAGACTGGAGAGATCCCACGTTTACCTAAAGGTGGTATTGTTAAACCAACAATCGTTGCTGGTATTAATGCCCTTGGTCGTGGTCAAGATCGTGAAAGTCTTGGTCAGTTCCTACAAGTCATTGCACAAACAATGGGTCCAGAAGCTATTCAACAATATATTAATCCTGATGAAGTAATCAAACGTTTGGCTGCTGCATCTGGTATTGATGTATTGAATCTTGTTAAGAGTATGCAAGAGCTACAACAAGAACAAGCTCAAGCTATGGAACAACAACAGATGATGACTGCTCAACAACAACAACCACAGATGGCTGCTGTTGAACAGAAACGTGAACAAGTTGCAATGCAAATGATGCAGCAAGAACAACCACCACAACCACCGCAATAATATGCCTGAAACACTTACGATGAATGATACACCTGCTGATCAGCCTGAATTTAATGCTGATGAGCAAGACTCCTTGCAGGTTGCTGAGTCTCTTGAGGGTGCAGAGCAACCGCTACTGGCTGGTAAATTTAAGGACCAGTCATCATTAGAAAAAGCTTACCTTGAACTACAAAAGAAACTTGGTGAACCAAATGATGAATCCGAAGCCGGTGAAGAAGCCGAACAAGAAGAGCAAACCCCCCAAGAAGAAGACGTACTAGAAGATGATTCTTCTGGTGAACAGCTAAGTGAAGAACAAGCTAACCAATTGTTTGAAATGGTTGGCGGTGAAAAAGCTTACAAGTCAATGATTGATTGGGCTGGTCAATCTTTATCTAAAGAAGAAGTACAAATGTATGATTCTGTTATGGGTAAAGGTGATCCCAATGCTATCTTCTTTGCTGTACAAGCATTGAATAGTAAATATACTGATGCTGTTGGTAATGATGGTCAACTATTGACTGGTCAACGCTCTGCTGCACAACAAGATGCATCCTTTCGCAGTCAACAAGAACTTGTACAAGCTATGAGTGATCCACGTTATGATCGTGATCCTGCTTTTAGGGATGACGTTATCCGTAAACTTCAAAACTCTGACATTGATTTCTAAATGACTGTTACCACCAACGAACACGGACAACAAAACCTCTTTGCAAAAGAACCCACCATGTACACTGACGAAACTTACACTGTGAATCACAACGACAAAGCAGAAAAACTAAACGGTCGCCTGGCTATGCTAGGTGTGATAGCTGCGCTTGGAGCGTATGCACTAACTGGTCAAATTATCCCTGGTATTTGGTAATGGCTAAGAACGTCAGCTTAAAGATCGGCACACATAAATCACGATCAGGTGGTCTTACTAAAGCTGGTCGTGAAAAGTATAACCGGGAAACTGGTTCTAATTTAAAGGCACCACAACCTGGTGGTGGAAAGCGTAAGAAGTCTTTCTGTGCTAGGATGGGTGGTGTCAAAGGTCCAATGAAAGACAGCAAAGGTCGTCCAACACGGAAGGCTCTTGCATTACGTAAATGGAAATGCTCATGAAAAATAAAAAAGTAGATCAGAAAGCCTTTGATAGTAATTTTGTTTCTTCCTCCACTTCATATGATATTGGTCCTGGTCACAGGGGTGCAATGAAAGGGAAGAAGATTTATGATAAAGGTAAGGGTACAACAAACCCTAATGAAAAAGATACGTTCATGAAACGTACAGGACCACAACTACCACCTACTGTAAAAAAGAAAGGGAAAAAATCTTATGGCTAAACAAGGTCTTTACGCTAACATCCATGCAAAAAAAGAACGTATTGCAAAAGGATCAGGTGAAAAGATGCGTAAGCCAGGAAGCAAAGGTGCTCCCAGTGCTGCCAACTTTAAACGAGCTGCTAAAACTGCTAAAAAATCATGATTGAATGCCCACAATGTACTGCACCACAGCAGTACGTTCTAGAACAACTACAGACTTCTGCTGGTGTGACAGACCGTACAGCACTGGCAGTCATTATGGGTAACATCCAACAAGAGTCTAACTTTAAACCTAACATCTGCGAAGGTGGTGCTATCGTTCCTTATGATAGATGTCTTCGTGGTGGTTATGGTTTAATTCAATGGACAACCCAAGCACGTTATGATGGTCTTGGTTTGTTCTGTAAAAAATACAAGTGCGATCCTTCTTCAGTTGAAGGTCAAACTCGTTACATGATTAATGAGATGAGGTTTAGAAATGATCTTTATGCATTTCAAACTAATCATCAAACCGTTCCTTACTATATGAATACTGCTTACTACTGG